CGGTAAGCTACTCTTAAAGTGCATGGCTGAACAAGCCCTGCACAAAATGCCAACTTTTAGCGCACGGCTCTCTCCCAAGAGCCATTTCCCTAGACCGAATATAGGAATCGTATTCGGTCTTTTTTTGTTTGCTTTTTAAAACAGTAGCTTACAAACAAAACAACCACTTATCACGCCTCCTGTTCTACCGTATTACACCCTTTTTCTTCCTCTGTCGCCACTTTGCCGCCACTGTCCTTGTACGTCTGTGTCAGTGGGTTGAGCGCTATTGCCTCCTCTAAATGGTCTGGCGCGAAATGGGCGTAGCGCATCGTTACCCTGATATCTGAGTGCCCAAGGATGCGCTGCAAGACTATGATATTCCCACCACCCATCATGAAGTGGCTATTCATTGGCACAGCCTGCCATGTGTGTACGCTAAGCTTCATGTTGCGATCATTGTGTGGTGGCTGGCACAATGGGGATGAAGCCTTGCTAACTGACATGAATTACCAACTTCGAATTTAAAGGAATATAGATGACAACGGCTAATCATATCTCTGGTAATAATATAAATTCACACAATAGCAATGCTAAGAAAAGTCTTGTTACTATGAATGTTAACGGTGTGAAAAAAAACATTCTTGCGTTTGAACTTAGGCCAAGTGGAGATGTGATTATGCTGTTGAGACCCGCCCAAGCATATCGCGAAGCTGGGGCGGGGATGGATAACTTAAAGCCAATTACGCAACAAAGATACACAATACATAAAAGTTCACAGAGCAAAGAAAATATCAATTTAATCAAACATACTCTGGGTGTTAAAGATGAGCCGAACATACATACTTATTTGGTAACTCCAGCAATTAAGAGTAAAGCAGGGTTTGTTCAGATATTTAGTCGTCGTTATCCAGCAATGAATATTGGTCAATACGATGCTAAATTATCAAAAAAAATCTCTGAGATTTATTTGGGGGATTTTGATGCGACAAAGTCTACGCTTTTCTTTTCTGTCTTTGTTGGTGCAGCTGAAGTTCAGGTTCCTGAGACTCAATATTATGCAAACACTCACAGTTTCGTTATTGGTGATTTCAAGTTTTTACTAGTATGGGGTTTTATGATGTTACAGTCTCATCACTCTGGCGGACTTGTTCATCACTTTACAAAGAAACTACCTGATGGTTCTATTGCTGGTCAATGGCCAGGGGTTGATACGGAAATGGCAGTGAGTATGGCTTTGGTTGTCTTTGAAAAACTTGTAGGTGAGTTTGGAAAAACTTTGAATGCTACGCATGGTCTACCTGCTAATTTTGTTGATAATTCTCTTCGGCTTACAGGGCTTGTCCGGAATCCTAACCCGGAAAGCCCTGATATCGAAGTGTTAAAAAAAATCATGTATGAATCTGAAGATAATTTGGCCCGTTTTAATAATTATACCTCCCTTGGGCGTGAAGATTGAAAATACACATTTATTTAAATGAGCTGAGGTGGTCGATCAGGATGTCGCCGACGGCGGTGATGGCTGGATCATTCAGTCCAAATAATTGGCGGGCGTCGTATTTCACGGTTGGGCCGCGCTTACTCACTTTGTCACGCAGGCCGTAATGGTGCACGCGCGCAATGCGCATAACGTTGCCGGCAAAGTAAACGGCGGCTTCGTCTGCCGTAGTTGCTGTTTTCATAAAGCGAGTGGTCTGCAGCTTGCTAAACATTTTCCTGCGTATCCGCCCCTTTTTGCTGCGGCCTTGCGGTTTTCGCTCCGCGTAGGGGGTTCCGTCCGGGTTGCGCTGCTGGCTGATCTGCAGTCGCTGGCGCCGCCGCAATTCATTAGCCCACTGGCGAGTTAACTTTTTCCTCGCCGCTGGGGTTAGCTGTGAGGCGAGGGCGGCCAGCCAGTCTTCAATCTGAATAAAATCACTCATTGGGCGCCCACTGATCGGCGTAAGGTGGTTCCGGTTCAGGGACTGCCTCTACAACCATTTGTCCTCCTGCCTCTTTCACGATCACGCGCTCTGTTAGCTTCAGGTTCGGCAACGTCAAGGAGGCGAGCGAGGTGTTTGTTCGCAATGAGTTGATACCGCTGCAGCGGAGGATGCAGGAGTTAAACGACTGGATAGGGGAGGAAATCATTTCGTTTAACGAGTATTCACTATCGGCGGTGTAAGAGAAAAATGGGCCACATGAGTGGCCCGATTTTATCTAAAATCTCTTAGCGATATCGGCGATTTTCAATCCTGTCGCTTCTTCAGTCCTATCTACATTACGCCAATAAACCTTGCCGTCGATTGATGAAATTTCATTTTGCTCAGGAACAGTAATTATCAAGATACCGAGACCGTGAAAATCATGATAGTCAAGGCTTGTTAGAACGCTTCCCTTAAGCGGCTCACTTAGATTAGAATTTCTTATAGCCGTCGACCACATTGAAACGTACCGTTCAGATGTATACTTTAAAACTTTCATTTCTCTAGTGACGCCGACGATATATCTACCGCCAATTTTTACTGGTTTAACATGATCTAATGCTTGAATTTTATCTGCATGCTCTTCAGTGTCGGCAACACCAATTAATATTTTCCCTGCAATGCCATTGCTTTTACCATTGTTTGCCATCGCACAAATTGTATTAATTACTTTAGATATGACATTTTCATCTAATTCCCTAGCTCCGTGCAGTCTTAATACACCTTGTTTTAATTCGAAGGATGACAGCTCAGCTTCAGATCTTCTAATTATACCTTCAATATCCATCATCGAGTGGCTATTGTAAATTGGTGGTGCCTTATCATTATCAATAAATGAGTCTCTTATTGCACCTTTTACGAGGTTTATGTTTCTCCTTCTAGCCTCGCTCATTCCCGCGCCCCTGCCTGCGTCAATCTTATCAGCTATGTTTTTTAGGCTTTGCTTTAGCATCTCATAGTTGCTAATTTTTTTGTTTTCTTTAATTAAAAGTTCATGGTAAGCAAAAATAATTACAGCAAATATTGATGGGAAAGGGTTTGTTGTCCGTTTGCTAAAAATATGATCTCTTAATTTTGTATGTCCGCCAGTTTCAAATGTCGTAGTTATTTGATCGATACAATACAAGAACTCTTCACTAAATCTCTTCTCGCCATACGCATCGAGAGCTGCGTTAATTCTATGAAATTCACCATCTTCATCATTATATATTCTATCTAAGGCATCTTTTGAGCGGTCTATTAAATCCCCTCCAATTATGCATGCTGCAATGTCAGCTATGCTTTGTTCATCCATGCTATCTCTCAAGTCAGTCGATCTGAGTATTCCATGACTTACCCAAAAAACATTTTCAGCTTGGACATCATATCCGTGTTTCATAAGTGGTAGGTCGACACTTATTGATGGCATCTCATCAAGAGGTAAAATTGTGCGGGAAACATCCCCTCTGACAGTGCAACTTATTTCTCTTATAAGTGTTGAAAATTTATTCTGTACACCTGATTGCCTTCTCTCTTGGTCGCTTAAACGATGTCCGTAGGTATTTATTCTATCGAACACATCGTTAATTTCTCTTTCTGTAGCATTTCGCATAATTGATACGGCTAGTGTGTAATCCAATAAGTTCCTAACATCAATTCCCTCTATCAGTGGTTTTTCAGAATTAGGTTGAAATACACCTGATTGTGCTCTCATATTTGCAGTTGGAAACTGAGATAAATCAAAATTTTTACCATCAGTTGTTTTGTAACCCGTTTCTATAAACGACATTATTGCATGTAGTCTTTGTAATCCATCGATAATCTCAAATGTCCCAGGATGTCCTTCTCTTTCTGCCAGTAAAATAGCTGGGATTGGATATTTTTTATAATTGACTCTATTAATTTTTGTTTTTCTTCAGTTGTCCAAACTAATTTTCTTTGATATCTCCTATTAACTAGCAATTTATTGTCTGCGAACCAAGAGTATACAGCCTGTACCGGTGTAGGTTGAGATGCTAAATCTGCCACGATGTATATCCTTTTACGGTGAATTTTAGAAGCTTCTATATTAGTTCTAACTTGGCTGGCGCGCAATCGTAGCCCCGCCACGCCTGCCCGCTTTTTGTATGGGTTTTCATGCAGGTGCCCGAATAGCAGAAGGGCGCGCCATTACTGGTGCGCCCGGCTGTTTTAGATCCTTTTTTGATCGTGCGGATTCATGCAGCATAGACATGCATTACGCGGATTCGTCAGCTGTCTTGCTTGGTCGCTCGCTGAGATCTGGAAGTAGTGCGCGGAGTTCGGCCAAGGGATTTGCAATTTTGCCGATCTCGCTCTTCATCCTGCTTGAATTTGTTGTAGGTTTCAGTATCGAAAAATGACAAAGTTTCAACCTCATCTTTCGGTACGAGAACCCTAAAGTCACTAATGTTCAAGTGTGACAAACCACCAATTACACCGCTTTCTAAATAATGAGCGTGGTAGTTTGTTGTGATATTGATGGTCAGATCATCTTTGTGACGGTGGCCACTAAGCATCGGCAGAATTTCCAGATGATCTGACATGCCGTGCTCAAGAGCGGGGCAGGTTACTAAACCTACGTAAATCTTACGGGAGGATAGGGTAATAATGATTGGGAACTGACGGGCGGAAGCCTCCATAAGCATTGCTTCGAACGAATTATTACCAACGGCTTTTGCCAAAGCATCCCATCGCCGATCCCCTTTTGACGTTTTCCTTTTACTCCACCAACCACAGAGCGCGGAGAGTGATATAGATATCACAACCCAGGCCATTTGCTTGATCTCGTTATTCCTCTGAGCTTTATCTGTTGTCGTTGAAACCACGCCATTAAAACTGTCCGTGGTGAGGTGTAAGATCTTGGCTACCCAGCGGAATACACCGGTGGCGTTCAAGATGAAGCATAAGAAACCGCCGACTAGGAAGAACACAATTCCCCAAGCAGCGACAAAAAAATAAGCGTCCCAGCCATTGGAACGCTTATATCTATATCTTGTTGATAATGAAAGGTTTACAAAAATAAACCCACTTACCAATATCACTGAAAGCAGAATTGTTGCCATTATCTTCTTCTGTTGTATTTTTGTACTTTAATCGTTGCCAGCTTATCCATCTGGTCATTAATGGCCTTGATTGTTTCTTCATTAGAAAGGTCGACAGAAACGAATCCGTCTTTGCTCAAGTTGAGCTTTTCTTTGTTTTCCTTGAGGATTTTAGCAAGCCTTTCTGTTGGGTTGCCGAGCCTCAGTGCCGCTAGCGTTGTCATGACCCCCTCCTTAAATGGCGCAACATTATACAGATTGCGCAGTGCTCCTACAAGAAAAATAGCCATTTACTCTTCAGACAGGTAAATCGGCTATTCGTTGCACTGACTTAACTTAAGTCGACTTCATTGAGTATTGCAAGCCTTTTCGGCAACTTCATCAATGATTCATATTGTATTTATAGTAGGTGTTTAACCCATATTCACCTTCGTCTAGAATGCGCCAAGCGTCCTGGTAGTGGTTGATGTAATCGTTAGCCTGACTCGGTGACCAGTCAAAGCCGACCTTTTGCAGTTCCCTCAAAAAATCGACAACCGTCACGGTCCATCTTCCGGTTGGTTCTCTTTTTCTGGCCAGTTGAAAAGCCCAAGCTTCGTCGCCACGCCGCGCCATAACTTAGCCCTCGCCTGCGTTGTAAAAAATTCCGTCGTAGTCTTGTTCTGGTAGAACCTCGCTGGACAGATCGATGATCATGCCCAAGGCGAGTTTTAAATCAGAAGTATGCCGTGGTGCGATAAGGGCAAGCTCTGCAATAAACCGAACGCGCGTCAAAGTTTGTTTTTGTTTTTCAAGTGATTCCATCACTACCTCCAGATGATACTGTATGCATGTACAGTATTATATTGAGCGCTTTCCGAAACCTCGTCAAGACTCTATGTTAATGAATTTATTTCATTCGCATGCATTTCCATCACTTAGCTACTTTTTAGTCTGTTGTGCCAACAACCAGTAAAAAGCCTGGCAATTTTGCTGGGGCTTAGGCTGCGGGACTGAATCGCGAGGCCAGCCAGCGTCATGTAACGAATGCCGGCATTAACGCTTTCGCGTATCGCACCGCGGCGCGCGGCGGTCATGGCGCCATCTGCAACTGCTTCGGCAGCGACCTTGCCGATTTCTGAGGTGGCATTCAGCACATACGCCGCGACTTTGCCGCTGGATAGCTCATTAATCGGTACGCACGGCTGGCAGTGCAGCTGCGCCAGCATCCCATCGATCAGCGTCGGGTCTTCGGTGAGGTCGGTCAGCGTCAGCAATTCCTCAACCGTCAGGCGGTGCGGCTGGTCTGGATTCAACTTGTTGCGCAGCACTTGAGCGGACATGCCAGCATCAGCGCTCAACTGCTTGATGTTGTGCTTTGTCGCGAATCGGCGGCAGGCTTCTTCGTAGTGCGCCTGTTTAGAGACTTGATAATCAAACATGGTTTAGCCCTTCAAAATTCGAATAATCGAATTAACCGCGGATGTAGCGGCATTTGATCGCAACCTGGCGGTTTACCAGCCTTCTTTTACCACCCTGAAACGGTGGTCTGTAACATCCGGCGAGCTGATTCGTGCTGGAGAATGGACCTGTGATCCATCATTTATTCCTGAGCCCGCCACGGAGCTTGGATATGTCCAAAAAGGCAACTATTCTTGGCTTGTCGATTTTGGAAAAAGAACACTTGGTAATGGGTCATGGTTACTCGATATTGATGGAAGCTGCGATATATATACAGTTGCAATCCTTCCAGGCAAAAGAATTAATATCACAGGAATAACTATAAGTTTTGAATGTGATATTGATAAAGTGAACCCTTTGGGGGCTGTAATAATGGAAATTAAAAAACTGTATTAAGTAAGGAAAAGCAATGAAAAAATTCTTCAAGTGGGTACTTTATATCATCGTGGCCTTGGTTGTTATTGGCTACTTTGCCGATGATAAAAAAGACAGCACAGCTAACACATCTACTTCGTCTGAAAGCACGCCAGCGGTCGCTGCACCGGCCAAGGAAGTGTACAAAACTACAGCGAATGCATTGTTCAAAGATTACGATGACAATGAAGTAGCTGCGGATGAAAAAATGAAAGGTAAAACAATAGAGGTTTCAGGAACAGTGCAATCTATTGATAAAGATTTTACCGATTCAATTATTGTGCGCTTAAAAACAAGCAATGAATTCCTACCGGCAATGATGGGCATTCAGGATTCAGAGAAGTCGACCGCTCTGGCACTTAAAAAAGGTCAGAAGGTTGTGATCACCTGTGAAAGAATGACTCGTGTGATGGGTGCACCGTCTGGCCGTGATTGCGTTTTTGCTAACTAAATTTTTCTGATGGCGGTGCGGATAGTGCCGCCTTTTTGATGTAGTCAATCTGTCGCCACTTTCCCTCTGCCGATGTTCTAAGCAATTGTTTTTAAACTGATTTATTTCATTTGAATCGTATTCGGTCTTTTTTTGTTTGCTTTTTAAAACAGTAGCTTACATCTAAAGCAATCACTTATCACCCCTGCCTGTTATATCGAGTTTCACCCTTTTTCTTTCTCTGTCGCCATGTTGGTTCAGATCGTTCAACGGCTTGTAGACTCACTCCAGCAGACAAGAACTTAGATGGTCGGCAGCTAATGCCAGGCTGCGGAAAAGTGTGGCCAAAATCTAACCCGCGGCCAGGGGGGACGATAAAGCTGTCAGAGGGTGTTGGGTAACCAATTATGTTTATCTTGATTTTCTATTTCACTCATTGACCTGTTTCTGATGATACATAGATATTAATTGCCATGCGATTTATATGGTTAAAAGTGTTTTATCACCATGGATATAATTAATAAGATAACTGTATTTTTATTTAATATTTCATGGGGATTTTTTCTGCTTGTGATTAATAGCCTGGTGTGTTTATTATTTACTTCGACCTTATGAAACTATCAATATTTATGTTTTTGTGGATTAAGCCCTGCCCTCAAGGGCACACCGTCAATCATGCGATATCCCGTCAATAAGTTGATAGAGTCCATTTGCTGTATATGGATACAGTAACTATGGACAAAGAGACTAAAATGACAAAGCTGATTATTGATAAGAACAACTGTGTGACGCTAACCCCGGAGCAGGCAAAAGCGTTAACCCAGGTAGTGGTAGGGGGGGAGTTCCAAGGTGCGGTCCTTTTAAACAAGTACCTCGGCCGTTTGCCGTTGCCAATTAAGCCGGTAACGGTGTACGACGAAGTGTTGCATTCAGCTGCCGCCTACTACTTGGCTGTCTCGTTGGAGGGGCGTTGCTTCTCTGGCGTGGGCGTGCCGGTTGTCGCTCAAGACGGTGCCAGTTGGGCATTTAATTACTCGTTTGATATGCAGGAAAGTTATTGTGAACAAATAACGACCCAAAACATTACGGTCGCCTCTCAAAGCTAAGTACTCAAAAAAGCCCTGGCAAATTTGCCAGGGCTTTTTCGTTGCAATGGGTAATATCTCCCCTCTAAACCTCATTGACTCCTCTGCCGACCTTAAGCATCATCGAGTGATGAAATATACCCAGCTCACCGCCACCACCACGACAACCGCCTTTTTCTGGCGGGCCGCAAGGGTGTGCGTGAGCTAAAAACGCAGTTCCCCAAAGCCCCGCCAGCCATGGCCGGGGTGTCTTTATGCTCCGTCCTGGCCGGTAAAGATGGAGATCCACATGCAACAACATCATCACCGTACCGCACTTTTGATTATTGATATGCAGCTAGGCATGTACGATGGCCCGGAGCCGCCTTATGAAGGCGAACGCGTTCTGGCCAATATCAACGCGCTGATTGGTAGGGCGCGCGATGCGGGCTGCCCCATATTCTTTGTGCGCCATGCCGGGCCAGAAGGGTCACCGATCGCAGCCGGCAGTCATTTTTGGCAATTGCATCCTCGCCTGGTAATCGATACGGCAGTGGACAGGGTTATAGATAAAAACCGGCCCAGCTGTTTCTATCAAACGGGGCTGGCCGGGCAACTCAAAGAAAGTGGCATCACCCGGTTGGCGATAACGGGAATGAAGACGCAATATTGCGTGGATACCGCCTGTCGGCAGGGGAGCGAGCTGGGGTTTCAGGTGCTGCTGGTCGCTGATGCGCACTCCTGCAGCGATACGCCGGCGCTGAACGCCGAGGCGATAATCAGGCACCATAATCTGACTCTGTCAGGTCCTTTTGCCCAGTTGATACAAACTGCGGACGTGCAGTTCTGAAAAAACGGCGGGCCGGCTATCCCGGCTCGCCGATAAATTCGGAGCATGCCGCTGGCCTCAGCGGCAATGGCTTTGTTACTATCCCTCCCACCCAAACAGTCAATGGTGCATTACATTGAAAATCCAAGCGTTATTATTTGTTGCATTAGCCGGCCTGGCTGGCTGCAGCCAAGAGGGAACCTCAGTGAACCAACCCAAGAAAAACCAGGGTGACCATACGGAAGTGTTGCTGGTTAACAGTGCGCTGGTGGATTGCATGGGCGTCTCCCCGATGAAATGCATGCAGGTGCGTCATTCAATACAAGGGCAGTGGGAAATGTTTT